AGAAATAGGTGTTATCTGCGAGGCTGTCCTTGTGGTCTGAGACTGCAAAGCAGCTCGCTTTCAACGCAACATCAGTGGAGACTGCACGGTACTTTTCTATGTACCAACGAGGAAGTTCTACTGGCCTGTATGCCAGATAATAACCATCCTTGTCCGCAAACCGAGTATCTAATAACCTGACTGGGTGACCGCACAGGTTTATCAAGCCTGTAAACCGTCTCTCAGGAGGTCTACGGAACTCCTTCGCGAGATCCGTAGTGAAACTATAATACTCGAAGGCTTCAGCTGTTGCCTCATCTATCTTCTTTGAAGATATTGATGAACCTCTATCTGGAACAAGCATAGCTTGTGCCAAGGTATAGGTAGCCTCTCCAGTCATACGACTGAAGGATGCCTTGTCATACCCTTTCGCTACCTGGTTCCACTTCTTTCGAAGCTTTCCAGGGAGAGAATTCCAAGGAATTCTTACTCCAGTAGCGACCTGATAGTCGAAAAGACTATTCCAGGTAATGATTGCATGATCCGTTGTGAAGAACGGCACGCAGTTTGCGACGTAAGTCTTACCAGCAAACTCAGTGAGCCTACCTTCATAAGACTTGTGCAATGACAGAGGAATACCTCTTGACTGAAGGGTCTGGATATATCTCTTCCTAAGCTTCTTGTTAAAGACAACTAAGTCGTCTCCAACAATAGCAAAAGGAGAATGGGACAATCCACAAGCCAAAGCCAATGACTCAACAACGAGCCAATGGGTAAGGCTAAGCAGAGCAAAGCTAGGTAATGAACCTAACGGCTGCCCTACTTCCCAGGATGTCATGTAGCCTTGGTCTTCCCAAAAGGAAGAGGCTACTGTCCGGAAGAGATCATAAGACTCTCTTTCCGCTTCACTGCTCCACCCCCACTTGGAAAACATGACGTGGATTAGGGCATAACCCCAGTCCCTAGGCAAGTTATCAGTTGCCTTACTCAGGTCAACAGACCCAATGTAAAGGTTAGGGTTATTTACCCTATTCTGAATCTTGACGTCAAACTTGGACTGATCCAAGCTCGCGTCCTGTGGGAGTTTCTCCTGAAACTTTCTGAGACGCTGCCAGATAGGCATAAGAGCCTCCTGGATAAGGCGGTTTGGAACCGCAATGTCTCGGAAGTCACTACCAGCACCCTTTTTAGGGATATGATGGATGTGGCCCACATAGGAGCCAGTGTGTCCATCCCAAGGATAGCGGCAATTACCTCCCCTAGGCTCTAAGAGCTCAGGGATGAGGTTTACCCAAGAGCCTCCTGATAAGAGAGACTCAAGGTTTTCCCGCAACTCGGGTGAGAGATACGACAAGCAGAATCTCAATTGGGATTCTGACAATGGCGAAGAGCCATTGTGCATACCAACTCTTTTACACATCTCTGAAAAGTTATCATAGTCCAAGTCAAAGGACAAGGAACTATGAGACTCTTCCAGGTAATCCTTGTATACATCTGGATACATACCCTTATCTACATCAGTAGATACAGGCTCGGTCCAGGCTGTTCTTAAGGAGAAGATTCTCCTAGACCAGTACCTGTGCCACTCCTGCTTAGAGTGTGTACCACAGAAGTATTTGAAGGAATCACCCTTCTTGGGGCCCTCGGATCTTCCTCCGAAGGTTTCCGTGAGAAGGTCACTCACTCTCCGAGACCTGAGTTCGTCATAAAGGCGATCTCGCTGCTCAGATTTGAGCGAGACAACCCAGATCCAATCATAGATTGCTCTCGGAAGTCTGGTGTCTACATCAATAGATGATAGACGATCATGCGTAAGCTTTGCTAACGTATGAGGAGAATCTGGTTCACCCCACTGTTTTATACCTCTCCTTCGAGGGGCATAACTATACAGTTTGATGAAATCCAGAAGGAAGTGAGGCTGTGTGTCAGCATACAGGAAGATTCTTTTCAGATAGGAATTCGTACGAAAACCTGCCTGATCATAATACTTCGAGATGTGATCGTGCCTCTGATAATCTGATAGATAGACCAGGACGGTCTCTTTGAGGTGCTTGAACTTTCGTTCCGCCTCAAGTCTACCAGAATTATCATTGATGCGCTGAAATTTCCGAAGCCAGTACCTCTTAAACTCACGTTTAAGAGGGATAGCATCGTAGACCACTCGGTTCACTGCGAGTGTAGACATAGTCTATACCCCCTTTCTGGGCAAA